CTTTTCAAATTAACAAAAAACCCAATTTACAAATGAAAGTCAGATCATCATCAGAAGGAGGACTCGTTCTCCTGCTCTCTCGAGAAGAAGCTCAAGAGATCGCAAAGTTTATCAACCAACCGCAGCTATTCGATGTAGCTCTTGATCCGATCACGGATGACCCATACTTAGGTCTCCGATCGAATACAAAAGCTTTTCTCGATGATTGCAGATCGCGCTTCGGAAGCGAGTGGATCTCATGGAAAGATGCGAGATTCAACGATCTCAGAAAGAAGCACTATGTGATTAACGCAGGAATGGTATTCTCGCGTCTCGAAAAGATCAAAGCAGTTGAGCTTACTCGCATCGGAGTCAAGCAAAAGATCGACATGCTTCGCTTTCGCTTCTGATTTGCTCAGAAGGAAGAGCTCTCGAAAGGGAGCTCTTTTTTTGTTTCTACTCATGGCACAAGCGGCACGAGCGGCACGAGTTATTCGATCTCGAAGTGAGGAGCATCCCGGAATCGAGTCCAATCACCGCCCCAACGAACCCTGCGATCAAAGCTCTTGATCAGATCAGCAAACTTCTCAAAGAGCTCAGCTTTCCACGAGAGCTTTCCTTCTTTGGTTTTGAAAGCTACATCGATCGCTTTTGAAGGGTATGAGTTATGCTTCGATCCTTTCTTCAAATAGGTCACAATCTTTCCCGGTTTGGTTCTTCCTTGAGCATAGAGCTCGACCTGCTCTTCTTCTGATCGATGAGAGCAAGTAAGAAAGGGTTGAGGATCATCCGGATACTTGATCGCATAAGCATCCACTGCCACGCGAAAAGCACTCTGCAGGATCGGATCAGCATCAGTAATTTTTCTGCTTGCCATCTTAGTTGTTTTTTATTGCATGATGCAAAGACTCATCTTTCATCCGGGAGCTTCTCGAGCTTCCGACATAATATGAAAAGATTGAAGCTCCGATCGACATGATCGCTCCGAACGCCATATCCGCGAGTCTCTGATTCTCTTGCGGAATCGTGATAAATATCAAAGAAAGGATCACTCCGATCAGCAATACAAGTCCGCAAATAATCACCGCACTCATTAACCAATCCCTTCGACCTCCTGAAGCTTCCATGAAATCACGCTCCCTTTCTCGAGCAGAGATTCGATCGCTCACTTCTGATTTGTAAAGCTCGATCTCAAGGTTCAGATCTGCTCGATGCATCTCAAGCTCGAAGTTCATTCGCTCCTTTTCAAACTCAAGAGCGAGCTTCTTCATATCAGCAGACTCCTCTTGTCGATTGTTGATCATCTCTCCCACTCTTTCGATTGCTTCCACTCCGGTGAGATCACCCACGATCTCAAGCACATCACCTGCGACCGGGCGCACCTTGTCTCGAAGGAAAGAAGAGAACTTCGATCCTTTGATCCTTTGCATGAAAGGAGGTTTGTTTTCCTTGCTCATTTTTTCACGAATATATTCACCACTGATCCTGCGATCTTTTGGTAATTTTCAATCAGAAAGATGAAGATCTTCTCACCGAGAAGAGTTGCGATCGGCACAAGGATCTGAGCTTCATCTTGCATCTCGTTAGCTCTGCAATAAACCGAGACAAGATACCCGGAGATGATGCTCATGAGCACGATCGCGATCCATTGAATGATACTGAGTGTGCGTTTCATATAAATTTCGTAACTGATTTTACCAATTATTCCCACCGAGACGCTAATGATTACCGCTCCGGAATCTTGCAGCATCTTCCACATCTCTCCGATTACATGCTTCATTTTTTTTCTCTTTAGCTTTCAGTTTTTTGATCATGCTTTGCTCGTAGTCTCTGAGCTTTGCAAGATATACGTCACTTTTTTTCTTCATGGTATTTGATCGATCCTCCTTGTTCCGTAGCTCCTGCTCGTATAAGTATTTCCACTGCTGATCACATAAGCAGAAGAAGGAGAAGCAGGAGTGATCGGATATCGATCCGGGAAAACATTTGATGAGAATTCAGGAAAAAGCGAAGAGTTTGCGCACAAATAATCAGTGAGCAAACCGCGATAAAAGTCCGCGTTCACCTGAGCTCGATCCATGAACTCCTTCAGCACTGCATCATCCACTCCTTGAGAATCTTCCGGAGATCTTTGCACGAGTGATCCGTTATCGATTTTGTAAGTCAAGAACGGCAAAGCTTCCACCATCATCGACCACAAAACCACTTTCCGGACATACTGATCCATCAAGAGCAGGTAATTTCCTGCGAGAGTATTATTCTCGATGTCATCTTTGAGCTTCAGGTAAAGCTTTGTGCCGAGGTAAGGCATCAGATACTTTTCCTGAGCAAGTATGATCGAAGGGTATAGCAGGTTCGGATCTACTGATCCGTTCACCTGAGTATATTTTTTGATATACTGATCGCTTATGAAAAGGACTTCACTCATGATTCTTTTTTTCGAGGGTTTCCACTATAATCAAACCACGGGTTATCCGGAAGGAAACCCCGATACGGCATCTCGCGTGGCATCATCTCCACGAGTCGATTGTTTCTGATCTTCAGACCTGCGTCATTTGCTTTGCTCCACGCTTGCTGCTTGATGAAAGGAGAAGAGAGATCAAGTCCGAATCCTTTCGCACTGATGTAGAGCTCCTTTTGCCAAACGTGCCGACATGAACCACCACCTTTGTAGAGCCAAATACTATAGGTCGCTGCTCCTCTTGCACCCCACCCCGGATTCACCGCGATCTTTCCCATCATCATGATGTCTTCCTTGCGGTAGAGCTTATCTGCACCGATCATCTTTTTGCAGAACTCTCGAGAATCAGCATCCACTTCACCGCGATATCGATACCGCACATAGTATTTTTTTCCTTCGATCTTGTCATCCTGCGAGCTCTTCGCGTTCGGTCTTGCTACTCCGGTTTTTGCGAGATGAACTTCAAGAGCAGCATCGATCTCTTCAGTCTCAGCATCATCATCATCGTAATTTACCGGGTATGAATCGATCAGCACCCAATCTTCAGGAGCGTCTTCTCCTTTCTCGATCAAAGCATGAGCGAGAAAGAGATCTTGTCGCAGATCTTGATTTGAGATCTTCTCTTTTTGTGAGAGATGCAAAGCTTTGAGAGCAGCATCATCCGGGTTTACTGATCCGGGAACGATATCATTGAAGATCTGATCGATCTGAGAGCTGCTCAAAGTTGGGAACGAAGCGGACATGATTGCTTTCGCAGAGCTGATCGGAAGTATTCCGGAAGCTGCTTGAATTATGATCTCGATCATGCTTGCGATCTGAGCTCCGTTCAGAGCAGTCGCTGCCACATTTGTATCTTCTGCAGGAACTGCTTCAGGTGAAGCTTGAGTTTGAGCAGGAGCTGAAGAAATAGCAGGAGCTGCAACGGAAGCAGCTTGAGTCTGCAGAGGAGTATTCGGAATTACTTCGATCGCGATACCCGGGATCTCAAACTGCATGATCTCAGTGATCGCACCGCTGATCTTTCTCTGAGCAGGTTGAATCACGTGGTTCGTGAAGATCTCGAGACCGATCGCAAGCTCGTCTTTATTATTTCCAAACCCTTGTCCGTCTCCTCTGATTCCAAAAAGAAGCGGAGTGGTAACTCGATGCGCGATCAGCACCTCAGTTCGCGAAGTATTGGTGAGATATTCGTAAAGTTTATCTGCATCATTCAAAGGAAGAGGAGTGATCTCCGGACGCTGAGCTCCGGGTTCATCAAAAGTCATGATGAACTTTCCTGCGTTTCTCGCACCGCTCAGTTTATTTTCCCACTCTCGCATGATCTTGATCTTCGCATCCGGATCAAGTTGCCCATTGAAAAAAGAAACCACCACCGAAGGAAAGAGTCCGTTCGATATTCCGTTCACGTGGAAGATTCCGATCTGCTTCGAGAGCTCGATGTAATTCACTGCCGACCAATAATCAGGTCGAGGATATATCATCCCGGAAGTATAGTTGAAGCAGAAGTAAACCTGACGAGGTTCATCTTGATTCACGATCGGGTTGAAGATCGGAATGAATTCCGGTTTGTTCTTCTTCTTCTTTGGAGCAGACCAATCATTCGAGTGAAATATCCCGGTGATCTCTTCTTCTTCATTAGATGCTGCGACTCTGCACTCCTCAAACGGAAGATGCTTCAAGCTCGCGATGCTCTTCCGATCCATCGAGTAAATTACTTCGATATAAAACCCTCCGAACTTTTTCAAGTCATGAGCACATGCATAATAAACCGAGTAAAGATCAAGAGCTTCGATCCTTCCTTGATTGCTTCCTGCTTTCAGTCCACTTCCTGCGATCATGTCTCCGATCGAGATGCAAAGTGATCCATGTATCGGTGAAGTTTCCGCAAGATCTCGCAGATATTGTGGGAACAAATTATCTTCTCCAAAGCTCACGTATCCTCCGCGATCAAGCTTCTCAGTGGAAGCTACCGGAATATAGTCAGCAAGAGCTACGTTCAGTATCTGCGATTCTTTATCCATAGATGATGTCATTTGTTATTGGGATATCCGGGATACTATAGTAGCTCTGATCATCGAGGAGCAAGATC